TGTCGTATGCTGAATCTATTTGTCTCTCATCAACCATCTCAGTTCCAAGAGTAGATTGTTCTAACCATTGTATAAAACTTTTCAAGTTAGCCTCATTATTTAAAAACTAAATTATTACACTGTATTTATTTAGTTTTTTTATTGTATTTTTCTTTTGCTTTTTTAGATCTGCAAATTTTATATGTCTTTGAAAATATTTTCGAATAAAGAAATTGATGAACTAAACATAAACTTAGATGGCATTTTAGATAATGTTGAAATAATTACACTTTTTAAATAGTAAGCACCATTAAATAAAAAACCCACTTAGCTTAACACTAAGTGGGTTTTTTTTTATTATTCTAAAACTTTATGTTAGTTTAAGAATAGAGTGTAAAAATCAAATAATAAAATTCGCAATCGACATTCTTGCGTAGAATTTAGCACCCTCACGAAGCAATTTCTTACCATACCTTGTTAAAATACCTTTGCGTGGGCAGAAGGATTCTGGATCAAGAACAACAGGAGTCTGAGTAAGAGGAACATAAGGGCAGTAGAAATATCCTGAGTCAAGATATGAATCGCCTTTATAGCCCATAAGGATTTGGTTAGATGGGAACAATGGATCTTTATATAGTCTCCAACGATTGTTCACAGTACCAACATACTGGATACCCAAGCTGCTGCTGAAAGTTTCAGAAGGTGCAGGAGCAAAACCAGCGGTTGCGGTTTCAAAGATCGAAGCAACTTCAGGAGATGTAACGATGAAGTTAGCACCACCACGAAGGGTCTTACGATGAATAACGGAGGAAATTTCAACGATCTTCACATAAAGAGATTCGTATTTTTCTTTGATAGTATCACCCAAGGAGGTGTTGAAATCCCAAGCGGTTACAGTACCAGCATTTTGACGGAGGTCGGTGAGGACTTCACGATCAATTTCAAGATTAATTTCTTGAGCAAGAACTGCGGTCAATTCGGCTTCAGCATCCAAGTTGTGTTGTGAGCGAAGATCTTGTTGAGCTTCATAAGACCATACAGCCTTCAACTTACGGGTTTTGGCAGTAATATCTTCAGATTCAACAACGAGGTTGATTTCTGGAAGATCTTGTGAGCATTCAAGATTAGCTTCGTAACTTGCAACGATATGGTTATCACCAGGGTTGCCACCAGTCCAAGCAAGGGTAACCACGCCAGTAGTAGCATTTAAGCTTGATCCTGCGGAGGTTGCTTTTGGGCTAGGAGTTCCGATATCGGTAAAGTTAAATACACCAGCGGAACTTACGCTGAATGTTTGAATAGCTACAGCACCTTTATAAACGGTACCAGTAACGGTTCCGGTTAAGATAGGGGTGTGTTCAAAAGGACTATATACAGATGTTGAGGTTACACCAGCATCGGTAGCTCCCACTTCATTTTGAACGAACTGATGGGAATAGAAGATATCGAGATTAGCAGTACCATCTGCTCTCTGCATCAATGAATTTGCATCATCGCCAGGGAAACCGCTATTATTATCAGCACCACGAGTAGCACCCTTGTTGGAAGAGTATCTAAAGCGGAGATAATAAACAAGACCAGTAGGTCCGAGCAAAGGCTGGACTGATACGATCTTATTAGCGATCAATTGTGGGTAGATCCTACGAACCAATGGGATTGAGATTCGTTTGAACTGTGCGATGTCAGCGGTGTCGGTAGACACTTCGTTGATAAGGCGTTGGTTTTCGAGAAGAACTGCTGTGGCTGCACGAGTATTACGGTCTTCGATGCCTTCGAGGAGACCAGTCTTAGCCCAGCGTCCTTCTAACTCTTTAGCTTCATTTAAAAATCTAGCATTAGCGTTCATATTAAAATTTCCTTTATAACTTGTTAGAATTTAGCTTTTACTTTGGTTTCTTTATACCTGAAAGAACCAAAATTTGGTCTATTTCACTGCTGTTGTTGCCGACATTTTCCGCAATGACGACTTCTTGATCAACAACTTTTTGTCCTCTCCCCGTTACATTCTTTGCTTTTTCAAATCTTTCTTTCTGTTCTGTGATTACTTCAGATCTCTTCTGTGAAGATGTCGCTTGTTTTTGCTCTGTAATCAAATTTTTAGCATAGCGTACATTTTCATTAAGTTTGGTATTTTCGGTAGACAAGCGAATATTGCGAGCTTCCATAATACGGAGTTGGCCTCTAGACTCTTCCAATTGTTTTTGGAATTCTTCAACTTTAGCTGAAGAGAAGTTTTGAGATTCATCATCAGACAAATAGTTACTTGCGATATCAACGATTTTATCCAATGCAACTTTATGTTCTGCGATACGAGGATCGCTAACAACATCTTTGCGAGCTTGTTCGTAAATTTCTTGACCTTTTGCTTGCAAGAATTGATCTACTTTGTCTACGATATATTCTTTCATTTCTTGAAGTTTCTTGTCGTATTCTTCATACAACTCAACTTCGATGTTGCCGTTTTTGGATCGTTCCGACTTCAACATTTGATAAGCTTCTTCGTATCCTTCTTCAAGAGCGTTTTTGTATTCTTCGCCTTGAATATCTAGACGATTCCGCAAATCGGCAATGATAGCATATGCTTCTTCATAGCCTTGTTCTGCGGTTTTTTCAGAGTTTGACAATTCCCCAGAAAGTTCAGTATAGGCTTCTTCAAGTTTCTCGTTATATTCTTTTTCGAGATCTAGCTTTGCCTGATTCAGCATTTCATTGATAGCTGAACTTACTTCCTTTACATCGGATTCTGGTAAAAGTTTTTTGATTGCTTCGATTATCTTTTCCATTAGCCTAACCTCACTTTGCTAGTATTTCGTTTTTAAAAAAATTAAATCAAACAATTTTAGATTTTATATTCTTTGTTTGATCTTCAATTATTCCACCTAAGCAAGCTATTAATGCTTCTTTGCTAATTTTATGTATGCTTCTGCTTTCGTTTTTAACTGAAGAATCAGAAGATTCCACTGAATTATTTGATGGAATGTAACTTTCACGCTTGCTTACAACTTTTTCTTGGAAAGCAGAATGTGTAGATGGATCAGCCACTGCATCGAATGTTAATAGTTTATAACTTTCGCCAATGACAAGAATTCCACTTTCATCTACTCGTCCATTACCAACACCTCTGCTGCTGATTCCAACACGCACACCATCATTGATGAGTGCTTTTAGAATACGGCCATGAGGAGTGTTTAATATCTCGCCTTCACCCATAAGATTATTTCCTTCCCACCATAACTTAGTAATTACATGGGAAGCTTTTTCGAAATGTATGATACTATCTGTAGGATGATCTAATTCGCCAATCAATCCTCTTGCTTCAATTATTGGAGTCAGAGCCTTAACATTGTCGTTTAAGACGCTGTAAGGATATTTCCTTTTATTTTTATTGACAGCTTCTGCTTCTTGGAATTTCCCTCTAAAGCTAGTTAATCCTTTATTAGTGGATTCATTTAGACTTAGAACGAAACCGCCAGAATTGCAGGAGTCAACAAGTAGCATTTTATCACTCATTACTCTCCTTTATTGGTTGATTACTGGTCTTTTGCTTTCTGGGGATAAAGTATTTTTAAGATTAGGCCAAGTATCACTATCTTGGTATGTTCCTAATTCATCATTATCTTTATCTGCACCTTTTTCGCCCTTCATTGTAAATTCAAAAGCATCAGGAATGTAGGGATTGTTTAGGGAAGGCCAAGTATTATCTCCGCTATCGTTTCCTAAAGCATCACCCATCATTTCTTCTTCGCCACCGAAGGACTTTCCATCGCTTACTGGACTGTGATTAAGACCATATTCATCCCCACCATTAAATTTGGAAGGAACAGCATCGGTTTGTTTTGCAGCCCAAGCATTCATGGGGTGATCTCCACCTACCGAGGTATGAACATCCATGTCTTTCCATTCGCCAGAGTGATCCAAGTTTGCTTCAACCAATTCACTGATATAATCAGCGATATTTTCTGCTAATTCCAAACTAGGAGCAGAATTTCTATTGAGTACAGATTCACATTCAGACATGAAACTAGCGGTTTCTACCTTAGCAACTTCATCTCCGATTTGAATTGCTGCTTTATTCATTTCGTGAAGTGCTTTGTATAAATCGGAAAATACTTTTAAATCAATGCTATCGCTTTCGTCTATTTTGTCAAAGAAATCAACAGCTATGTTTTGGAATTCAACATATGAATCTTTGCATGTTTTGCATTCGGAAGTTACATCATTAGAGTAACCAGCCAACTTAGCGATTTTGCTAACACGACCAGTATAAGCATGATGTGCGGTTCTTAGAATTGCTTCTGCCATAAAGTTACAAACGCTATCATCATAATTATTTACATTTGCGATTTCAAGAGCTTCAGCGATGTTTGCTGATAGTTCATCTTGAGTCAAATAAAGAACTGATGGCCATTTTGCGACAATGTTTTCCAAGCATTCTTCAAGATTAGCATTGTCAGATATATTGTTATATCTTTTAAGTTCAGCAATAGCCTTTACGAATGATTGGTCTTCATTTACTCTTTTTGCTTTGCCACGAAGAACTTTAACTTCGGTATCTAAAGTCTTCCAATTAAATGCAAGAACTTTACCTTCGTTACGCTTTTGTATGTTTGGAATTGCCAAAGCAACTACATTTCCGTTGTTGTCATTTTTGACTACAGATTCAGAAATAACATGACCATAATTTTTATAATCGATATATCCAAATACATTTTCAGCTAATTTTGACCATTCTTTCATAGTCTTTTTATAACGAGTCTGAACTTTAAATCTTTTGTTAGATGTTTTTCCCATTCTTTTCTTTGCTTTTGCTGCTTCTTTTCTTGCTAATTTTCTTATAGATTCTGGAACCATTCTAGCATTTCTCGCTCTCGTTATTGTACCTTTATTTACAGAGGATGATTTGCGATGTTTTTTAAACCAATGAGATCGTTTGCCAGTTGGCTTATTAGCGGTAACTACAGCCTTATATCCTTCAGTTAGTTCTCTACGAACATTTGGCATTGAAAAATATTCTTCAAATTTAGTATTTGCTTTTTGCTTGTTATTATCAAGCAATGCATCAACCATTTCTGAAATGGTATTACGAGAATTTGCTTTTGCTGATTCATTATCGATTACAAGCTCTTGAATATTTTCAAGAATAACTTGATCATCTTCTAATTTGTAAATCGCATGAATATATGTATCATCGGATGTTTTATATGTTACATCTGATTCTCCGTAGCAATGCAATTCAACATCAACGCCAAGGGTTTTACCCAAAACATCTTGTGCATTGATTAATTCTTGTTCTGATCTTGTCAAAGATCCTTCTTCTAAATTTCTAAACGCTTCAAAACTGATAAGTTTTCTTTTCATGTGTAATCAACTCCCTGTGCTGTAGGTTACAAATATATTTTTATTAGCACGATTTTGGATGCCGTGTCATTATCGTATATATTGCATTATAACAATATTTTTACTTTTATTTTTCAATATTTGTTTGTGTCAAAAACAAATGTCACAACTATATAAGTATGCTTATCAATATAAAAATGAGGTAAAAAATGAAAACATTTTATGAATTTATGGAAAGTGTGGGAACTGAGTTGGCCAATGAAATTGGTCCAATGGGATTAACAAAAGAAAGAATGGAAGTTTTAGCACCAATGTTTGTCTTCGTTGACAAATCAATTAGTAATGATCCTAGCTTCATGAGCAGACTATATAATTTGTTCAAAACAGAAGTTTCAAATTTTCCTCAACTTCAAGAGGATTTTGACAAATTGGATATTGCAAAAATCAAAAGGGTTGCTGGTAGCGTTGAAAAAAATCGCACTACCGACATGGTTGTTTTGCCTAATTCAGATAGCCCAATGTAATTTATTTTGAAAACCAATACTTAAAAGATTTTTGCAAATTACTTTCAGTAAGTTCATATCCGATGCAATCAAATATTATTGCATCAACTTTACAAATTGGACAAAGTGCAGTTTCCCCTGCATCTGTAAATTCTTTTACTTCATCTGCTTTAAAAATTTTACAACAATGATAACATCCTGCATTTCTGGAAATAGAAATTAAGGATTTATTTTTAAACACAAATGATGGTAATTGTCTTTCCATTGTAATATTAACTCAAATAACTAGTGTCTTTATCTTCGTAATCTTGTTCTGTGCCATAGCTATAGATTTCAAGGTTATATTTCTTCAAATCTTCCTCATCTGCTTCTGGTATTTCAGAGGCGGACGAACCAGCTTCTTCCTTTGATTCACTTTCTTCTGGAGGAGTACCATCTGGCGGTGGCGTTCCTTCTGGTGGTGGCGTTCCTTCTGGTGGTGGATTTCCTTCTGCACCCAATTCTGGAGTAGGTCCACCAGCTTCAGCACCAATTTCTGGAGCAGCTTTTTCTTCGCTTGGAACACCGACTCCAAGCAATTGTGGATTTTGCCCCATGATAGCAATTTTTAAATCTTCAAGTTTTTGTAATTTCAAACGACTCAACATCATCGA